GTTGGGAGGTTTCATCTGTAGAATTATTATCAATAATACAGAGAGAGAGCTTAAAGTCATCAGATAATTTTTGACATGCAAGGGAATGAATAAATTGTTTCGTATAATAAACTTCATTAAAAACTGGCACAACAACCCCTACATGTTCCATCGCGACCTCGTTAAATTTTTTCAATTACATAGTAAATAGCCTATAAAATAGGCTCCTTCTTTTTGTATCATACAAAACTCTTTAGTTTTATTTCTAACTTAACCCTTTATAAATTTCCCGGAACTCGAATACTTGTTTACTATAATCTTTACCGGCTGTCCGTGAGTCTATGTCATCTCCGTGCAGTAAAACGTGCGCTACATTTCCCTCACCGCAGTTGTATGCCGCCGTAACCGCTCTCTCTTTTGCAACTACGTCGGTTAACGCAATAAAACTTGGTTGTTTCAACAGATAAGCATTTTTACTATGTAAAACTTGTGAGGCTTTAATTGCGCATAGCTCAGGGTCTTTCCAATCATTAGAAATAATAAAATCAGGAAATGACCGTATATCAATTTGAAAAAAACCGTACCCGTGATATCTGCCATTGGTATAGTCACCAAGCATCAAAGCCGAAACATTCTCTAATGAAATTCCTTTATTGACATACTTAACAATTAGGCCGCCCGTCTCTCTACAAGCAATAGCTGCTAACCAATCCGCCGTAATGGTACAAAATTCATCTGGTTTGTAGGAATGTTCCACGTTTAACAAAATATCGTGCAAGTATTTTTTAATCCAAACAAGAACGTCCGTGTTAGACCGCAAAACGTTAGCACTAGGGTGAAAGTATGACTCTGCAAAATTCCAAGTGATTGGCCCTACAATACCATCCGCTACAAGATTATGCACTTTTTGAAATTTTATTGTTGCCTGTAAAGTGTTCTCCCCAAACGCGCCATCTGCTATGATATTAAAGCCAAGAGATTTTAAAAACTCTTGCCATTCCCGAACTTGCGCCCCTCTGCTGCCCGTCGTTAGTAATACTTGCATATACCCACCTCTTATAGTTTTATTAGTTTTAACGGCGACTCATTATCTCTTTTAGTTGTTAACGCCACCAAAAGGTCTATAAGAGGCTTCTCAGGGGTTGGGAAAGATAATTTGTCTTTTATAATGCTTGCAAACTCAAGAGCTCGCGCCTTCTTATCTTCATAGTTTACCATGAAGTCTTCAAGTTTCCTAAATGCATCATCCTCATTTACAACCGCCCACCTATGACCTGGGCCGAAAAAATACGGATGGTAAGTTGATACCGGCACGTCTTGAAGTGTGAAATCTAGTATTGTGGAGTGTTTTTGTGTAAGGTAATCCATATAACCAGACCACCCTGGAGCAATTACCGGCACACCGCATGCAGCGGCCTCAAACAACCCCCTCCCCCAACTCTCACCAGACGTGAACGTAATATAACCTTTCAGATTTTTTGTTTTATAGATGCTCGCCATTTCTTTGTCGGTAAAGTTACCATGTACAAAATGAACCTTAGGTCTTTTTATACCTGAGGGAAGTAGGTCTACAATTCTTTCCTTCGTCATTTCTCTATCAACTGATGAGTTATTCAAGGAAGATGTTTTTAGAATTAACGCCACGTCCTCTCTTCCGGAAAACCTAGTAAAAAAGAAATTAAGCAATTTAGCAATTTGCTTTCTGTCTTCACCCAGCGGATTTAATAACCACTGCCCGGTCGCAAGAAATAAATATTTCTCTTCTATATCTTCTGGTATAATAAATTCCGTATCCGGTTGGGTGTTAAACACTGATGTATCAACACTTTCAGGCATAACCTGAATGGCTGTAGACACCCCCGCTCTCAAAAACAAATCTTTTTGAAAATTGGAAGGTACAAACAAACAAGTTAATCTATTACATGGCTCAACCCAGGAGGGCGGAATCAAGGTAGACTCTAACCCAGCAGTGATGCCAATATTATATTCTCCATAAAATTGGAACTCATGTGGAACCCCAACTTGAATATGTATCAACCCGGGGGTACTAGCAATTTTATTTCTAAAGGCAAGTTTAATTATCTCTTCCATTTCCGGGGAGTATTTATCATACATTGAAGTATGCCCCCAGGTAGTAGGTGATAAAGATATATTAAACTTATCAGATTTCCAGAGAGCTTTTAATATATCTCTTGAGTGGCTACCATAGCCTGAGACTGTTAAAACTGGGGCTGTAAGTAAAATTGTTGGTTTCATTATAAAGCTTAAATTGTGATTATTTCTTTTTCTTTAAATCTTGACGGTTTTTCCAGAATATCGGCAATGAAATCCAGCCAGAGGTTTTGAGTATTTTTCACATCATAATTGTTCCGCACATGATTCATACCCTCAACTGATAGACGCTCGTACTCCTGTGGATTATATTTTTTCAATACATACATACTCGTTAAAGCATCAACTACTTGGTCTACAGAAACATAGTCCCAAAACACGTAGGGTGCATTTACGAGGCCGTGTATATTCCGAACACTAGGTTCAAGCACGAAATTTTTATCAATCGCCATTTGAGGCATTTGTTCAACCATGCCGCCGGTTTTCGTACAGATAACAGGTGTTCCTGCCATCCAAGATTCGCCCACTGATAACCCAAACCCCTCTGCGTACGATATGTTAAGTGACACATCAGCTAAATTATAGAGTAAATTCATCTTCTCTGTTGAGAGTGTATCAATATTTATAACGATAGGTGCATTAGGTGCGAATTTACGAACGATTTTCTTCAGATCTGTGCCGTCTAAATCGAGTATATCTGTGTTCATTAACAGAATACTATCCGGGTTAACTTTATTAAACTCATTAAAGGCATAAATTACATCTGCTGCTCTCTTACGATGCAAATTCCGGTTATTCCAAAATATGATAAACTGATTTGTGTCTTTCATGCCCACTTCAGATAAAAATATTTTTCTATTTGCATCTTTATCTTTTTGGGGTAACGGGTAGAACTCGGCGCTATCGAATCCGTGAGGTATCCAAGTAACTTCTTTTCCTGCTTTCTTAAATAACTCATAGGAAAACTTTGAAATCATAATTAAATAATCACATGCTGCATACCAGGCATTGTTATATTCAGGGAAAGGTTCATTATCCCATAAATGATATAAACAAAGTTTTGCTGTTGTTCGTATTTCGTTGTCTATTAAAAATACCTGCTCAAAAAACCTCGGGTCTGTAAATAATATAACTATATCCGGATTAAGAGTAGCAAAAACCTTCATAAATTGGTCTTTATCTTTATACTCTCTTATTGGATGAATTATTACGCCCTGATATTCAACCGGAGATAGGTTGGCTACGTTACTTGAAACTCCGATTTGATGAACTGCATATTTTTTTGCCAAAGCTGTTAAGAACTTCCTGGCCTGTATCCCGACGCCTGTATTAGCCCTTATGTCATCGGTAAAGGCTAAAATAATTGGTTTCTGTGAAGTCATAAATTACCTTATATTTCTTTTCCCACATTCTTAATATACATAGATAATTTCACTTTTCAATCCCCTCACCACCCATTCTTTGTATACATAAAAGTCATACCTCGTAATCTCATTCCAGATCGTTGTAGTTGGAAACTAAACAAAAGACTTGTTTTATATGATACAAAGAGTTTTTTTAAAAACTTTACTAGTATCTTTTAAGAGAAGAGTCAGAGAGAAAGAGATAGAAGAATGAGAGTAAAAGACTCAAATATAATTTTTTAATAAAACTTATAAGCTGTTAATAGAGTAATATTAGAACCAGTTATTGTATACTTCCATGTCCAACCAACAGGTACGATAAACGTAGCACTCTGCAATAAAGCATACCCAGATTGTAACTGAGCATTGTAAGCTAAAATTTCATAGCCTGTTGTACCTCCGTCTGGACTTAATGATACAGCTAAGTCCATTGCATAACCCGCTGCTGCTTGGGCCTTCAAAGTAATTTGCCATGGAGTCGCTGTGTTGTTATAATTTCCAGCAACGTATGTATTGTTACTTAACGTTCCCGTAATAGCTGATATATGTGAAAACAAAGCACTATAATTTAAGTGCGTATGATACGAATCTGCAACACTTGCTGAACCTCCTAATAACGTAGTTGTCAATGCAGATACTTGAGCTCCTGTAAGAATACTACCTTCTATACTTGCGTAAGAACCTGCTGAAGTGCCAAGCCCTCCTTTTGCAAGTATACTACCTGTTGCTTCAATACTGCCTGCAGCATACACAGAGCCGTCTGAAAATAACGCTCCTAACCGAACAGCCGCTTTAGTGCCAAGCCCAATATTACTGTAAAACGTCATAATTAAAGACGTGTTATCAAATCCAATCGAGCCTGTGCCAATCCCAAACGACGTTCCTGGGGTCCCAGCATGAGTATGATAACTATCTGCATAACTTGTAGGTCCAGCTGTCAGCGGCGGTACAGCGTAATTCCATTCACTAGGAGTGCCAGTGATAGCCATACCGATTTGGTATCGTAATCTTTCAAGCGTATAGTTTAAGTTCCAGTATCTCTGCATTGTGGTAGCAGGACTAAGTACTCCTTCTGTATCATCTACCTGTATTTCTTCCAACGATATACTATTAAATGGTCTAACATCAGTCAAAGCATTAAATGCAGTTCGACCCCCCACAATCTGTACGTATGCAAGAGGTAAGAAATCAATATCTCGCACGTTAACATCAACTGAGCCGGTTACAAAGGATACTGCTCCAGCAGAATTCATACCTGCATAATAATAACCATCAGCAGGCGCAGTTGAAGCGTATAGTGTAGGAATAGAACCAGTATAGATTGAGCCTGCAATTGAAGCAGTAGCATTATAGGTATCAGCAAAAAGAAGATAAGCGTTTATTCCAGGTATACCCGCCAAACTAGCTTGCCAACTACTTTGCGCAGCAGTATCAGAGCTATTTAAAATAATTCCATTTCTATGTTGTAACCGAACGTGCTCGTCAACAGTAAAGCCTGTTAGGTCTGAACTAGCAATTCCGTGAGGGTTGTTTGTTGTTGGAATCCCGGAGCCGACAGACCTTACGTGGTCCTCTACTGTTGTGTGTGCAGCGACAGGTTTTACAGTCGGGTCTAAATAAACTCCGTCTGCTGGTGTGATAGGTCTTACGTACATTCTTCTATCCTGAAACGTACCAGCTGTAATCCACCCACTTACATCGCCGACAAAAGTAGCAAGCAGTATGTCACTGCCACCGGGAGCAACACCGTTAATTTCGATAAAGTAACTCCCTGTGTACCTTGTATAATAGCTATTTACGCCTTCAAGGTCTGACCTTAAAGACCCTGACGCTTCCGAATACCTTATCTTTACATAATTTAATTGACTGGCGGATATAGCCCATGCATAATTTGTATCAGAATTACCAACAATACAGGTTTTAGGTGTGTCAAGCTTAATAAGTTCGCCACTGACGTCAAGAGCTTTTCCAGCAGCGACTTGCACCTGTTGACTTGATACTTGACTTACAAATAAATTCTGCGTAGGGCTGCTATAGTCAGAAGGGCTTCCAAATACACCGCCACCTGGAATAGACCCAGTGAAGAACGAGTAGTTTTTACCGAATCCCCCTGAGTCGCCAAGCAGAGACTGAAATCTATAAATAATCTGATTCCCTTTAGTCGTCTCTGTATTATTTAAGTCCCCATTGTCAACAAGTTGATGTAAAAAATAAAATGACCTTTCCATTGCACCCTTCCTTCTACTAAAATTTATTACTTATAGATATATGACCTTTTCCTACATATGATTCAATACTATTAGTGAGCCATTGTGCTGTACAAACATGCTATTTGATACAACATAGATAAGACCTTGACCTGATTCGTAGTCATCACTTAAGTACTGCAAACTGGGGTTAATTCTAAACAGCGGATATCTAAGTATATCAGCAGTACGTTTATTTGAGATAACCCACATCGGCGTTTTATAGGGACGTATTGAAAATTGTGATAACTCTACTTCTGTCGACCCTGAGCCGTAAATCATTGCTCTGCTTTGATGAAACTCCTCCACACTCGAAGATGGTATAGCCAGTGACCGTAATCTTGGTTTTGTTAAATCAAAATTTTGTTTTGCTAAATCAGGAGACAAATACCCAGCACCAATTCCAAGTTCATCGCAACCAACACCAATTTGATTAACTACAAAACTGTCAATTCCAGTATAACTGCCTGCAACTGGAAACGTCAAATTTACAGAAGACGTTGCTAAGAGATTTCCATCCCCGTAGATTGAAAGACTATTAGGGGTAAAACCAAAAGCAAAATAGTGAGGCAACTTACTTGACTGTGCAAGATAAGAAGCAATTGAAACTGAAACCGACTCAGATGCTGAGGATGCAATTTCTGGTTTTATATTTATAAACGCACGCTGCAATCCAAAATCAATGCCAAATGCATATCCAGTTGATAATTGTGCGTAGTCAATAAAGGTATTGTCATGTTTAAAAATTACGCTACCAGTACCTACTGCTTCTGAGTTAATCCCTGACAACCACATTTCTCCATAAAAATTATCCCCGTAGGTTAAAAAAGACTCGACAAGACCTTTATAGTACAGCCCTGGAAGGTCTGTGACTTTTACCCCCAATAATTCTGAGTTTCTTCCTCTGTAAAATGTAGCAGGAACTGCTCCTGTGGTAAACGTAGTATCATAAGATAAATTTATTTGATTTCCGCTAACATCCCACATCGTGTTTTTATCTTGTAGTAAATACTGAGCATATACACTTCCTGTTGCGTATGGTAAGATATCTACTAATTGAAAGCTTCGTTCTTGATAGTATACTTCCTCTGGAATTAAACTTGATGGATAACTCCTATAAAAAAACTTTATAGAAGAATCATTTTTTACTGTGTAAGCCCAGTCATAGTACCAATCATACTCTTTGTATGCTGCAGGTAACTGTACAACTTCAGTATCATACGGCACTCCGTACTGTCTTGTAGGCAAAATATTTGTTAAAAATTCAGAATTTCGGTACAACTCGCTTGATAATGACTGCGTTGAAAAAGCTGGTCTAAAATACGAATACCCACTCTCATAAGAAACAATTGCTTTTTGATTAGCCTTTATAACCTTATTAAAAGCACTTTGAACGTTGTTCTTAAAAGACTGCCCAACCGACTCAGACGCATAAGCATGTATCTCAATATCTCTATGCTTGTAATCCTTTGAGCCAAGATAGGTATTAAGGCCAAGAGCAGAATAAGTTATTCCGAAAGAGTCTCCTAAGTCTAAACTAGTTGACCCTGTAGGTATTAACCTCCCTTGCCAGTAAAAATCAACATTGCTTATTATAAAACCATCTCCAGTCTCTGCAACCGAACCTGTTTCCATACCAAGTCTCCAGCCAAGGTACTGCCTTTGATGGTCAAATATTAGTGGAGAAACGCCCGTGAAAGCTTGCCCAACTTTATTGTATCCTTCTATTGAATTTGCATAATTAAACCCATCCAATAAGGTGCGTATAGTCATTCTGTAACTTTGAAGTAAAGAACTAGTACTAAACCCATCGTGGTTTTGTTCAAATAACTTCCCAATACCGATGTTACTACCAAAATTATCGTACATTTTTGACTGAGTTCTTTGCTGAATAGCCGTTGTACGTACTTGTAACAAATCTAAATCTCTGTATACATTTGTTAACTCTACAGAAGATGAAGATAGCTCTTGAGCGTAAGCATTAAAAAGTGTATACGGCTCTGACTTAATCACATTAGTTGGATACCACCTTGAAGATAGATATCCAAACATGTTAGATATAAATCTTTCTGGAGTGTTAACTATTGTATTTTTCCAGGATATGTAAATTGCCATTATTTAGCCTAAAAATTGAACATCTTGTTTAGACACTCTCCACCCAGCATCTTTTACGTAACCATCCCTTGGGAACATTTGCTGTAGTGTAGGAAACCCCTTCCATGCCACCTCATATGAGTTGTCATAAACTTTTATTACCTTCCCTAGCGTGCCAGCTGGTACAGACATACTTATCCACCGCTTTGGCACGAGTAATTTGACTGTACCTCCCACGTATGGCCCCGCTTCTTGCTCAGCCCACGAAAACACCTTTCTCCAGTTAGCCTTCATTTCCTTATTCCATATTACTGAACGATAAGAGCACCAAGGGATCCATAAGACGTATTAGGGATAGTTAAGTTATTTGAACTATTCTGAGCAATTAGATTATCACTGCTTTGAAATTTATCCAATGGAACCTTTACGTCATCAACCCCATCTACTCCAATAATAACCCCGATAACATCACTTTGCTGAATTTCTTGACCGATTGTTAATGCGGCAAAAAAGTCTGCTAACGCATTTGAAACATTGTTTTGAACTGTCGTAATATCATGCCCTGATAAAATCTGTAATGTACATGTGACATCAATTGGAATGTCTGTTGCTTGTTTGACAAGTATTGATACTTCAGGAATATTTTGTGACTCTTGAATAAAAATGTCCTGCAAATTAAGTATCAAACTGTTGTACACGTATGTAACAAACACCGTACCATGGTCATTACTATTTTGCGGGCTCATCCACACTAAAGAATCAACAGAATCGAGTGAGCCACCATAAGGTCCCGTGTCTTGCAAAAGGCCGTAGTTTGCACTTGGGATTGACCCGCTTGCACTCGACATTACGGAAAGTATTCCATCATTGACAACTGGCTGTTTAGCAAATATTATATCAGGAATAACAGCATTTGGAATCGGAGTTACAATATCCGTCCTTTGCGTTTGAATCTGACCCTTCACAAAAATATCAATAGCACCAAATTCGTCTCTTCCCGCTTCCCCATTTCCTACTACAAGAGCGTCAAGCACGTTTGAGTTATTGTTAATTGTTGTGTAAATCCCACCGAGAGTACCCAACGTTCCGCCAAACCATTTTGCTTCAAGCCTCGTAATAGCACTAGCATCAGACTCTGTATCAATTCCGCCTGTGGTGCTTTTAAGATTGTAACACCCGTCAATTCCGGAGACGGAATTTATAATACTTACGATTGTAGAAGGACCTACGTTATTAGAACTACCGACGTCTACAGACTCAATAGGTACTGAAACTTCGTACTTATTCGTTGAAGGATTGTAATATTGCGAAATTATTGTTACGTACATTGTTACATTTTGTGTGGTCAAAAACTGAATACCTACTGTATTATTTGAAGGCAAAGTACCTACTAACGTACCTAACGGAATAGAAATATCAATGGTAGGCTTAGCTGAAACAAAAAATGTAATTGTTCCTTTTGAAGTTAATGCACTTTTACGAGTTAGCCCTACGTTATTCAGTAAAACGTCTATGCCTTGGGAAGTAGCAGTGTCTTTTGACTGGTCTTCCGACACCGTATCCAAAGCATCGTAAAACTTTGAAATCTCTTGAGATGGTGGGTTAATTATAATATCATCAGCTGGTGAACCTTCGCTGGTATCAAGGCTAGGATAATCAACGTTGATATACCCCGCAATATTCTTTTTTATCTCTGTTACTGTCTTTGACATTTTCTTAACCTTCTATTTAATAATCGGCACTGTTACAGTTGCACTGGTACCTGATACAGCATACACATTAACAGAAACCGCAACCTTTCGTAAGTCCGTTGAGTCCTGTATTATTGTAGGTGCATCGACACTGTATATTTCCTCATCGGGGTTATAATAAAAACCATTTTGTTTATTTGTCTGTTGTAAATTTTTATAATAAGTTAAACATCTAATCACTTCATTTTTTACTGCAAGCAATTTTGACGAATCAATTACACCCTTTAGTACAGAGTAGTCAAAACCATAACCTGATTGTCTTCTTTTTTCTGTTAGTATTTTTTTTATTTGCTGTACCAGTTGGTCAATTCCACTTACAAACTCCAAACTTCCGCTTTTAGACAAACCAAAACTTCCGTAAGTGCCTTGTCCATGACATCTCGGACAATCTTCTAATTTATAGGAGACTGCAGGACTGCCAACAACATGGTCACAATTTACTGTATTAAGAATATCCATTTTTATGTTCCGAGAAAATTAAGTATATCTTTATATAATGTAATTTGACTCAACAAATTATCTATATAAGCCAATCCTGTTGACGCATAATTTGAAAGCGAAGCTGCCCTAGCAGCTCTAAATTCCAAATCGTCTAACTTGTTTTGTAAATCTTTAAAATCTCTCACACCTTCAAAAAAATCAAATCCCCCAAACCCCATAATCTGCGCTGTTAGTGCAGGTATTTTCAAGGGTGTGGCTTGAACTATATTGCTAAGAAAATCAGAAATTGATTTAGCAGTATCTTCAAGAGCTGGAAAATCATTGACTAAAGTATCCATAGGTACAATCTGCAGAGCCTTTCTTACAGGTAATAATGCTGAGTCAACAGCTGTCTGTATAATTGCAATTCTTTCACCTAAAACATCGCCTTTTTTTGATAGTACCTGTAGAGAGCTTCTTTGAATTTTCAAAGCGGCCTCCTGAGACTCAATTAAATCATATATAGCTCTTCTCACAGGTTGTGACAACACAATAAACACCTGAACGTAGGCTGGAGTAACATCCCAACCATTTTCTGCTATTAAATTTTGCGCTATTTCAAAACTATTTGGCATAGTTACTCTATAATCTCCAAAAAATCGTACCATTTGTTAAAGGGAAACCCAAACACCTGACCTTTATTCGCTATCTCAAAAAGCACATTAACAACTCCTGAATATTCGTAATTAGACCACCCGTAGGGGAAAATTTGTGTAACAATCCCAACTAAGCCGGCTGCTTTAGTTCCGCTAATTGTTCTAAGTAAAGATTCATCAGCTATAACACTAACTGTGTTACCTTCATGAATAGTTTCTCGTTGAATTTCCCAGCTAAATATTTTTCTCCAGTTTGTCATGCTACAGTTCCCTTCTCCGTTTGACCTGATACAGGGGGTCCTGAAATTCCACCACCAGTCATTACGCCAGTATGAGTATGGGAGGCCATTAGAACAGTAGTTTCGGCATAAGTGGTAATTTCATCAATTATAGCACTCGCTAAATTATTCATTGAATTAGATAAATTTTCTTTCTGGTCGGCGGTCATTAAATCACCGAACGTCTTATCAACCCCGTACGTAGATTCAACAGCTGGTACAGATAACACAGCATTTGCCAACGCTGTACCTAGTCTCGTTTTATTCATTTTCATGCTATTTATCTCCTACATACATATTATCTGCACCTTCCGTAATCTCACCTTGCAGTTTTGTATTGGCAGGTATCAATGCAGGATTAAGAGTACAAGGGCCTGTTGGTGACATAATAGCTGCAGCTAAGATTTGTAGAACCTGCACATTTGTAGATGCAAGTTCTGTTAACCCTGTATGATTTTCATCTGTAAAAGAACTTGAAATCGGAATAGATATTTTATCATGCTCTCTTGCTACATGTTGACCTCTTTTTCCTTTCTGACTTGCAGTTTCAAGTTTAAGACTAATATCTGGGTCTGAAGTATCAACTTCTGCCTCATTTATATTTATTTTTGCATTCGATACAGATACTCTTCCTTCCTTATCAATATCAATACGTATTCCAGATTTTAAGTCAATTCTTGCGGCAAGCTGTTTTTCCGGTGATGGTGCAAGAGCATCATTTTTTGCTACAACAATGCCTTGACTATCAACAACTGTTCCAAAACTTATACTGACAATTGGACTTTCTAAACCTTGAACACCTGTCTCGTCGTCAGCTGTCTCTAAAATCTTTAAGTTATATTCTGTTAAATACTTACCAAGCGTATCTTGAATTAAATTTAAGGAACTTGTGCCATCTGTATTAACTTGGAATCGTTTAATAAGTCCTAAATACTCGTACCCAGCCTGAGTTAGTGCCTTCCAATTTGTCGTTTCCGACTTTAACGTACCTGTAGAATTTTCCAATAACAAGTAGCTTTCAGTTGCTGTTGTAATTATTATATCACCATTAGCTCTCACATATACGTATGAGCCTCCCGACTCAATAAATGAATCATCTTCTTGCAATTTGGGAAGAGTTTTTAATTTCTTTACTCTTGTAGATTGACCAATAGGTATATACTGTAAGATTCTAGCCTGGTCTCTGCTATCAAAACCAACTAGTACAATTGTGCCTTTCTTCGGAATAAAATACGAATTAGCTGAAGGTTGCGTAAGCACAACATCAGTTCTCATCCCCGGTCTATCAAACCACTGTATAGTAACTATTCCTTCCTGCGGATTAACACTTGTAATTCTTGCCAGTCGAATTGTCTTATTCAAATCCTTTTGAATAGCATGCGAATTTAAATCTTTAGGATATAATTCTCTAAATCTAAACATTAAAAAACTCTCTGTATAACTTCAAAAGTTTTATATATATTTTCAATTGGCACTTCCACGAATTGACGATTCTTAAAATTTCTATCTCGCATCGTATGTGTCTTTTCGTTTACGTATGTCTTCACTTCGTTTTGATAAACTTCTAAGGCTTCTTTTGCGCTGCCGGCCCAACGCCCCCAAACCCGAACACTGTACCGGTTTAAAAAATCAAGCATCACAACAACAGCAAAATCATATGGATATGTTTCCAACTTAACCAACGTACCAATCAGTTCTTCTGGATTTTCAATAGACGACATTTGCCAGCTAAACCTTAAACTTGTCTCTCTTCTCTGAGGATTAAATTCTTGTCTATCACCGTTGTAGTCAACAACTCCACCGTTATGAAACATTTCGTATTTATTATCTGGTAGAGAGGTAAGAGAAGATAAATAAACATCACCTCTATTATTAAATTGAATATTATCTGGTAGAGAAGTAAGAGAAGATAAATAAACATCATCTCTATTATTAAATTGAATATTATCTGGTAGAGAGGTAAGAGAAGATAAATCAACATACCCGTCATTATTAAATTGAATATTATCTGGTAGAGAGGTAAGAGAAGATAAATAAACATCACCTCTATTATTAAATTGAACATTATCTGGTAGAGAGGTAAGATGTCGTAAATCAACATACCCGTCATTATTAACTATTAACATATCATCTTCAATAACATAACTGCATTTGTTACGTTGTAGTATTTTTTCAAACGCTTCAAAATCGTTTTGAATTTGCCAGCTTAATATTTTACGCCAATTACACATTTTACTTAATTTTTTATATTCTCTCTTTAATTATTACAGTTCTTGACCAATTACACAAATCTTATTTGTTAGGGTTGTCAGTAATCGGTAAATTCGATGTTTGCTGACTAGTATTAGATTGGCTTGTAGAGGGAAGAACTGTTCCTGTATTTAATTCAATAGTATCGGAATAGAGCTGACCGTCCGTCTCGTATACCTCGTCCTCTTGTGCAAAAGTAAATAATTCCGATAAATGTTCCCAAGGTTTTCTACCGTAACATAAGCTTATTGTTGTTAAATATTCTCCTGCATAATTGAGAGAATGGCCTACTGTTTCAGCAGAATAAATCATGTTTCGAATTGGGATAAAAATCGGGTAGCCCGGGTCTAACTCCACTCTTCCAGGTACGGTTATTTCGCCTTGGTATTTTCCTGCTAACAACCTCTGTAATAAAGATTTTGCGTACAACTGAATACTTTGTTTTGACCCTGTGCGTATAACAGGATTTGACCCGACAAATATTCGCTGACCATATTTTAAAACCGTATTATCATCTCTGTAAGAAGCAGTATAAAACCCTAAAGATGTTAAAGACTCAGCACCAAAATCAGGTTCAGTTGTTACGTACACAGATGAATAAATATGCGAATCGTCTTCGATAAACCCAAAACTTACTATTTCCTCATTTTTAACAATATACACATTCGGATTTTTAGCACATATGATATGAGAATTATCAAAGTAAGGCTGACGAAACCACAGCTCCCCGTTTCTATCTGCGTAAAAAACAAATCCAATTTCTTCTGCTGCTTGAAATATTAAATCTCTCCGCGTCTTAAAATCTGCCTGCTGAAAAGACCAAGATGCTTGTAACTGTAATCTATACGCCGAATACCCTTTTAATTTTGCTGCACTTGAAAAAGGATTCAATACATGAACTGTGTTCTGAGAAAATAACTCACCTAAAACCTGCCTGAAATCAACCGTTATTGTATGCTTACCATCCCCTTTGCTTCGTTTATCGGTTCTTTCAAAAACACCCGTATTTGCATTAAACGTGATATCCGTCTGGTCAGGGGTGCCTGCAATTCTGTACACACCCACACCAGTAATTCTACCGGCAGTATTATCAGAAGGATTATTTCCTAGTAACAGTATTTTAATGATATTCGGTATCGACATACCTTTAAAAATATTTGAAAATATTGTTATGTAGTCTTGCGGATTTTGGTCTATAACAGTGACTGCATCAAGAGGTAAAGCAGGATTAACATTCACAACTGATACTTGTAAATATTTAGTAACGTCTTCACCTTTTATTTCAATCATATTTTGGTTTTCTGAATAACCCTGTTGAGCGGTACTTACGACACCAGTAAAAGCTCTCACAAGCTTTTTATTTTTACCCGTACTATATCTTTCAGGCAAAAATATTATTACTCTATCCATTGGAGAAATTGCACATTTACCTCTATTAAATACCCCTGAAACATTACCCTGTTCGTCTGTATCTTTATACGTTGTATCAAAAACTCTATTCTTTACTCCAATTACTTTATAGTTTTTTTGTGCTCCTACTCTGTTTTTAGAAGTCGACGGCACAGTTAGTAACGATTTTTTTGCAATTGAAAATTCCATAACAGAAACTGCAGTTATATTAGCAGTCAACTCTGTAATTAAAGCCGTTTCCTCTGCCTCAGATGCAGACACAATAATAGTGTTGCCTTCTTTATCAATTGCCCATCTTTCAGCTATTTTGTTTGTTTGTCGACTTCTAATAAGCTGGGTAACGTAACGCTCACCAATATCATTACCTGCAAGACTCTCTACCGCTACATTCATCTCATCACACCAATTATCAAAACTAGTAAACCCGTATGCGTTAGCTACGTCGGAAGTTTCAGTACCGTAAGTAGTTGTGTTCGAAGTATTTTTGTAATCCGATGGATTATTAGAAGCTTTTGCAGGATCAACAGTTTGAACTTTTTGCTGTACTGTGTTGGTTATCTTTAAGGTTGACCTCTTACTTCCTTTATTAAGAGCCTTTATTTCCACGTCAGCATTATCCGGTATAGAAAACCTATTTGCTGTGTCAACAATTGATAGAGTAAAAGTACCAGGAGAGTTTTTTATTGTTCTCGAAATGTTAAGACTTTTTATCTCCTTTACATTACCCACGTTACTTGCCACACCAATTAAATCTGTTTCATCAGTCACAGATTTATTGGCCTGAAATTTCTTTACAAAAATAACCAATGCCTGAGGCCAATAATGATTTACTTTCTGTTGTAATGCTTTTGCCATCTTACCGTATTACCTTAAAATATTTACGCTGCCATATAAGCCATCCACCGCCATCGGGAGGATCAGCATAACCATCCCAATGTACGTAGTAGTCTGTCACAGTAGTAGGTGGTGCGTAAGGGTGCTGTGAAATTAAATCTGTTTTAATCTTAATAATTTTACCAAGCGTACCGGCTCTTACTGTACCAAAAATATAGCCTATGTCTGCAGTAGCCTCGATAATCTCCCCCACTTCAGGAGCTTTTTTCTCATCGATAATTTTCCAGCTAAATATTTTTCTCCAATTATTCATTTTCTAAGTCCTTAAACACTCCAGGTTCTCTGGCCTTAAGTAACGCAAAACCTTTTTCTGTCAGCTTTAACTGGTCTAAATTATCTCCTGTGACTTCCAGATATCCATGCCCACGTAACACCTCTACCGCGTTAGCAACTGCATTGTTTACTTCCTTTTTTCTATCCGGGGGGATGTAAGGCATAAAGGACAGTACGCTCCGAATTAAAACCGTTCTGGGGATACCTTCAGTAACTTTATCCTTATGTGTACTAAAATACTTTAATATGCCATCAATTAAATACTGCGGCTTGTCATCGAGCATTATAGTCTGTTCATCTAGCAAGTTCAGCTCTTTTTCTTCAGGTGATAGTTCCTCTTTATAAAAATAGTACGCTCCACCATCTTTTTTCTTATCAAAATGAATGCCCCACTTACCTAATTCTGACTCAACAAATACAACAGGATTAGAAGGATCAGAATTATTTATCGACTGCACTTCATATAATTTACCTGCAACAAAAACATCTTGATTAACTCCGTTGTATAGAGTCTTAAGCGTAATGTTTGTAGATATATTATCTCCAATCTCTAATTTACCTTCCTGTATCATTTGAGGCGAAAGCGGAATTGTATTGCTTGCTGTTACCATGTTACTCATTTTACCACCTAAAATTATTTTATCTCGTTTTTCAGAAGTAGACTCAAAATACTTATACCCATTTTCTTTAGCATATTCCTCTGCAAACTCTCTTGCTTTCTCCCTGTCTTCAAATACCCCTAGTTGTTTTATATTTTGAACTTCACCGCCCCTGTGATTAGACTCTTCTACAACAGTCGCCGAGTAGGCGGACCACCTGCGGGTGTTAAGTACTTCTGGGTTGTACCATGGAACAATATATACAATATGGTCCCCAGAATTAAAATTAGAAATCTCTAACTCTTGCAATTTCCAAGATAGTTTTTGTGTGCTTGAAAGACTGGCAGTTTGGTTTGGGGCCTGACTCCTCTCTTCTAAGTATCTACGTTCTTGGTTTGATTCAAAATAGAAACAATTATCTGGATGTTCCTTAACGCATTTTTCTGCATACTCTTTTGCATGGGCGTAACTCTTAAATGTTTGTAACCTTTCCCGGTGTGTAGCTACCCAGTCTATGATTGCCTCTTCAGAACATTCAACTACTGCAGCAACTACGCACCATTTCGCTCTAACAAAACGTCCATACAAGTTAAATGAGGTGTCCTCCAAATACACTATGTTGTCACCATTTTTTAATTCAAACTCAGTTTTCGTTGGAAGCACATTAGCCCACGCCAGTCTTTTCTGTTGATTTACATTAACTTTTTTGTTTTTTAACACATGCTGCCATAAAAATTGCTCATCAGCTGATACAAAATATTTGTACCCATATTCCCTTGCGTACTCTTCTGCAATTTGTTTTGCTCGCGTAAACGATTTAACAATAGTTAATGTTTTTGACATTAGCATGCCTTTTCCGGTATCATCAACCTTGCCTGCGTATACCGCCCAATACCTGTCAGTTGCAATTAAAAAAGAATTACATTTGACAAACACAATTTCGTCATTTGCTTGAAATGTAGACCTTTCAGGCGTTACTTCCCGCCATGCATTTTTTACAAGAGTTTGTAAAGAGTTATTCGTCAACTGCTTCCTCCAACCAAGTGTCATAATACAATACTTCCTCCGGTAAGTGATGTAATATGCTTTTCGTCTGTCACTTTAAAATTAAAACTAAATTTTATCATGTAAGGTTGTAACGCATCGGCTTCAGGTCCGGTAAAGTCGCTAAAATACCCAATAAAAAATCGATTATAATAATTCATCCCTAAAAGTGTTTTCACTTCCTGATTAGCAACACTCTGGTCATTGTCATAAATAGCTTTTAACTTGTCTAATTTTTGCCATGCAGTTGAATCTGTTACTGATTCATCTTTAGTCAGTAGTCTTGATACTCCGTTTTCAACAACTTTATGCAATCCACCGCTTATGCCCTGCACCTGAAGGTCAGTCAATGCATTGCCCCAATGCTGCACCTCCCAGCCTCCTCTTGTCCTTATTTCTGTATTAAGTTTCTTATAATTTGGCACTATGTGCTGAGGATTTAAGTAAAATTCAAATATTTCTACAGCTGTATCAGAACTATTACTGCTACTTGCAGTTGATGATTTCAAAATATAAACGTTCTCTGCTACACCTTGAGCAATAGGATTGAATATTGTTGAAACTCCTACAATTATCTTTGAAGCAACAATAAAAGCATTTGAATTAGTATCGTACTGAACTTTATAGGTTCCAGGTGATACAATATCAAAACCATTTATTGTAACATATCTACCATCAGGCTTTGAAACAATGTTTTTATCAGTTACAGTTAGTAGATATTGAGAATTTGTAAGAGTTTGTGACGCCTGAGGAGCCTGAGTATTAACAATTACAGTTTCATTATTTTTATATGTATATAATCGAACTTTTACTTGCTTTGCCATTTTATTTTAACCAATAATTTCTAAATAATCTTGCCATACCGATAGCGGGAACCACCATACTCTATCAAAGAAAGGAGCACCGGGCTTCTCTTGAAAATCAACTCGTACACTACCAGTAGCATGAATTGACTCCCAAGGTATGTTAGGATCAATAGAATGTACAATCCCGTTTACGCGGGTGATATGATTTAAAACTGCAGCACTCTGTACGTTAATTCCTACTAACATCTCTTTTGTTGCAATTACCCTTACAGTGTCACCTACGTTAATTTCAGGTACTTTCCAACTAAATGTCTCTCTCCAGTTATTCACTTTAACCTACCGACCTCACACCTGCAAGTGAAATGTAAAGATTCGCTTGCTGTCCTTGTTTTATAATTTTCTCTGAAAGCACATTATTTTTATCATCCACAACATGAATGAATACATTTGATGTAGGACCCTCACTTGTGTCTCCACCACTTTGACCAATCTCTGACGTTTTCGAATGCCCAAAATCAGCCAGTCTTAATTTACTGCCTGGGGATATTGCACCCATAAACGATACGCCTGGACCAGACATAAGCGCATCAATATTATTAGCTTTAAGGTCAGCCTCTGTAGGTGCAGTTTTAAATGCAGAGACACTCACAGCATTGTTATACGGAGTGGAAGGATAAATAGGCCCAGTATATCTAGTTGCATCTGTGTAAGCAGTTAAAGCATGAAGAGCAAGACCGCCTACTATACCAGGAACTCCGCCGAATATCATTGCGGCATCAGCTGCAGTATTCATAAGATTAGAAGATATGTTCTTTCCTTGAATAGCATTATTTATGGTAGAGTAAGCATCAAGTACCATAAGTAATTTACCTGCTGTCTTTCCAATAGCTAATGCTTTCGACCCCATACCTGCAAATCTCCCTGACGCAAGCCCAGTGCCTACAAGAGGTTGTTCATACTGGTCTAGTAGTATTGATTTTCCTGAAATAGACGACGGCGAAATAGGCGGTGTAAACTTATTCTGCTTCAACATCATTGCTAAGAATAAAGAGTCCATCATACCGCCACCCATGCCTGAACTTCCTCCGCCTGGACTCACACCGCCCGTAGGGCTTTGACCTGACATTAAACCTTTCAATGTTCCATACCCCAGTACCGCAGCCAGGGGATTAGTTCTAGCAAATTTACCCATCAGATAAGCACCCAACCCACCGCCTAACAAAGCTGCCCCACCTCCAGCATATCCGAATTCTTTTCCAAGGGTTTGTTCAGATAGAATTCCAATACTGTGAGCAAACGCCTCCAAGTATGTGAACAATGTAGGCATATTTTTTGTAGCCTCTTGAATTGGCTTAGGTATATCATTTAATGTCCTAATAGCAGAATCACGCAATTTATCCCAAGATGGTATTTGTTTATCAAGCAAAGAATTTATCTCTGATAACTTTCTTGTGTCCAAACTCGCCAGAGCAGCTGAAAGCTCTTTTACTTGTTGTGGGGACATACCCGTAAAGGCTTGTGACAAAGACTGAGTTATAAGGTTCGGATTAGTCTGCCCTCTCTTTTGAGAGTACTGTACTATATCTTTAAGTAACTCCATAGGGTTATTTCTTGCAAGCCCAGAAAGAAACTCACCACCCTTCACAGCTCCTCCATACCCGCCGGTAACAGCCATCATTTTCGATAATGTGCCTGACGGATTAGCAAACTGTGCAACTAGATTTGTTAGCTCACGAACATTTGGTAAAGTAAGCAACGGAGACCCTTCTGTACCTGTCAATGTACTTAAACCAGTAGCAAGTTTTAAACTCGATAATAGAGGAGCTCCACCTACTCTTGCCATTCCGCCTTGACGTAGCTGTCCTTCTCCTTGCATAATAGCCTGAAGAGTTTCAGCAGCATTACCGCCAAGATTCATTAAAGGACCTTGCTGGTATTGTTTTGAAAAAGTGTTTATAAACCCTGTCATTGTCTCTGGTGTGCCGCCAAATGCTCTGTAACCCTCAACCAGTTCAGGGAGTACGCCAGGATTTATTCCTTGAGAGTAGAACAATGGCGCCATAGCCTCTATTAACTTAGCCATACTTTGTGGATTTCCATACGCCTTTGAAGTCCTCAGAGTGGGATAAAAAGACTTATACATCTCCTCACCCATTCTACCCACTTCAGGCCCGTACTTCCACATAAGAGTATTTTGAATTTTCTCCATAGCAAGGGCTTGAGTTTTGTAAGGGTCCTGCCCAATACCGGATTTAAGAGGCCAATACCAAGGAGCATTTACCGAACCACCGGGCGCTGTACCTGAAAATGTATTTGCCGCTCCGTATGATAAAGACCTTGCGCCTGTAATTTCTAGTTGCTCCTGTAACTGAGCTATCTTAAAAAATGCTCCTGACGTAGCTCCTGTTAAAGCAAATACTTTTCCCATCCGGTCTACTGAAGCAGTTGCCATTCGTCTAATGACTCTTTCCTGTTCAGCAGTTAATTTGTTCTGCTCTTTAAGCAAAGAAATATGCTTTTCAAGTTTTTTAATAACAGAATCTTCATAAATATGCCCAATTTGTCTAACTGCAACAGCAGACGTAAGAGGATTGTTTGCAATAGTCTGCAATAACTTCCACGCATCTTGAATCATACCCTGCAACACAACTAAACCTTCAGCTGCACCCCCCGCTTCAGCGGCCATATTCTCACCGCCATGTATAGGGTTGGGAACTCCTTGTCCTGCGACCCCGTCAATAGGATTATTTGGAAAATCTGCCATAACTTAACTTCTTATTTTTAATTAGCTACTACCTCTACTCTATTATAACTTAACCAGGAAATACTTCCACCTATTATAAGGAAATTCATACACAAATGGTTTTGATTTATCATTCAAGACAACTCCTATGTAACCTAAAAATCTCTCATACGGAGATACGTAAGGATACATAGAATTTATTTCCGTAACTGTGCCTCTTTCACCTGTAATATTATCGTGTATATTAAACGTTTTTAATGTTTTTGCATCTGCAATAACTTCAACAGTTGAACCCAGTTCTGGTCGCTCACTGGGTAACTTCCATGATAATTGTTTCAGAGTTGATTCTCTCATTTTCTCTTCAAGTGTATTCAAGTCATTTGTAATAACTAAATAAATATTCTGTGATTTCATTAACCTATTTAATCTTTTCATCCCCGTAACAACACTCCACTGCCCATACAAAGTGTATGTATACCAAAGAACAGTGTGACCCACCTTTGCTCCCACTATTCTTACTAAATCAATATCTACCGTATTAGCAGTATACTGATGAAAGTATACTCGTATAGCCATAGTGCCTGGTTGAATACTTTTAACCAACGGCTCTTTTTCATCAATAATTTGCAACTCAGGCGTCGACCAACTTAATATTTGTCGCCAATTAGTCATCTTAAATTTCTCCCATAATAGTAAAGATACGAAGGGTCATCGTATCGATCAAACCCAAACTGCATGCTAGGAGTTATAGAAACGCGTGGATATGAAAGTTTAAACTGATCAATAACTTTTGACTCGTTGCTACGAAAATAATCTGCTGCAAGTTCTGCAGCAAGCCCAGCCGAAGTGGGCCGAAACCCTAAATCAAGAGTTTTTGCAATCGTTTTGCCAAAGTTTGCTTTAGCATATCTTTCAACGCGTGCTACGTACTGCAAAAAAGATGTTGATAAACCTCCAAATACATAACAATCCCCCACTCTGCGCACTCTCGGAAAAAACGTAAAAACATCGGTTACATCTGCAGTTCGTACCTCGGCAAGAATAGCGTCATATACGTTTTGAAAAAATTTAAGAGTATACGCTTCTTGTTCCTTTAGGGGTATAAACCGGTTGTTAATAGTATCATAAACATCACGGCCCTTTTGCGATATTGTTAACATACCATCCACAAGATTCACCAACCCATATTCTAACGACCAGCGAACTTTACCAACCCCACCCATCTCGGCTAAACTAAGTGCCTGGTCTGGATGCTCATCTAGTTTTTTTAACAGTAAATATTTCCAGTCTCTTTTCATAGATTTGAGACTGTAAAAGCCCATCTCTCTTAACTCATTAAGCTGCTGCTCACTGGGTAAAGCTAATTCTTTCTCCGGAGTTGGAAACTTATTTTTTATTCCCACCTCGCTAAAAAGCTCTGCAGGAGGCATTACTTGCCAGCTAAATATTTTTCGCCAAGTTTCTTTATTTACGTAACTATCCATTTAGTTCTCTTATTATATCTTCCCTTGCTCTCTCAATGACTTTAAAAACTGCTTCAACGTAGTCTCACTAATTTTTTTCCACCTTTTAGACCACAAAGTCAGAATATCCGCATACATTATAGCGGTCTTTTTATTCTTACGACAAGCAATTAAAAATCTTTCCTGCTCAGGGTGTAAAACTATCTTGTAAGAAGGTGTAGGCCGCTTATACTTACTTACTTCTTCCATTAACTCGTCAAAAGAAATAGCCTTTACACTCTTATCGTTTTGGTCCTCTCTATTTTCCATACCTTAAACCTTGTGTATAGTGTGTCTTCCTGACCTACTCGTAATAAATATCCGCCAATTTGCGGTGTGGAACTTCTGCCAAGCCCTAACCTATAAACGAAAGGCGTTTTTAATTGCCAACCTGGTGTTACAATACTATAAGCATGCCCTTTTGTAGTAGCAATTTTAATCTCAAATTGTCTATGTCTGTGACTTCTTATAACAGCATCAGGCGGTTCGTCCCCAAATCTTCCAGCTTCATTATAGGCCTCTACGAGCTCTTTGTAAACTGCAGTAGACTCATATGCTGCTGAATTAGAAGTTCCTACATGGTGCGTAAAATGAATTAAACTTCTGTTATTTTGGCCAAAATCCATCCACATATCCCATCTTGCATATGTCTTTCTGTCGTTAACAATTGCCGGAATAGCTCCCAATTGCCTTGCCAAAGATTCTTCGTTTTGAGCTGACTGGCCTACATGAGCTTCAGTCCCTCGTACGTGGTAATACCCTTTACAATGCGGTTTAGCAATAACAGGCTCTAAACATTCACGTGCAATGTTTATTTGGTCGTCGATATTGTGACTTATTTGTGTAACAGATTTGTGATGCTCTCCATCAATTGCATCACCATTGTGAACTAATATGTAATCCTCATCTTGCGTAACTTCTGGAATCCATTCATCATGAAAATACTTCCACATACCCCAAACTTTTTCCTGCAAAGGTGAATGTTCATAGACACCGTTTTCATCCAATGTCACCTTTGGCGGACATAAACCCAATCTGCACCCACAGTGAGTATCAGAAATAACAACAATATTGTTAACCATCAATATTCCTCTTTAATTATGATTTTCATTTTATTGAGTCTAAATTTTTATAATCCCCTGACAAAAACTTCTTCTTAACCTCTTCATATGCTGTATTAACGCGAGTTTCTTTTGTCTTTTTCTCAACAGCATTATAAAGATTAGGGTTAATCCAAGGCAATAAACTATCTTTTATTTTAAGCATAAATTCAGCTTGCTTATTTTTTTCATCAACCGCATTTATTGACATCCAAAGCTGTCTTTCATAAGACAGAGGTAATTCCTTAAAAACTGTATCCACACCACCGCCAGTTATTGAATACCAAAGCATTTGTGAGTAACTACTTTCAGAAAATTCTTTTAAGTTGTCAATTAAATAATTTCTCCAGGTCATCAAATTTTCATTAAAACTATCAGTTAAAAACCCAAGCATCCAAAAAGGTACCTTACCTATGTTCTCTTCTTTTTCAATTTCCCAATTACCAATCTTTTGAGTAACTTTGCCCAACAGATTAAGTAAGTTAATTTCTTCAAACAGAATTTTTAATCTAAAGGTAACTTGCAAACCAGAGAGGCTCGATGTTAATAATGAACTAAAAGGATAAGTAATTAGAATGGGAGGTTGATTGAAGAAAATTGATTTAGTCAAATCTTCGTGTGTGAACTCCTTGGCAGGTCTGTTTTTGTATTCTATATAAGTTCTTGACTTCATATGACAAACTAAATGTTACCATAAACTTAAAACTACTTTATTCAAGGTCTCACCGGGTTAATAAAATCTTCTGACTGCAAGCTATCTACAACTGCAGGGCAGTCACTCTTATGTTCAATAAACGCTTCATAGTCTTCAAACTTACTTCCGCATACGCAGATATAATCTAATTCAGTGTCAGCATTAGAGCTCTTTGTTTCCTCTGAAGATTCTACTGTATCTTCTGTTCGACTGTTACTTTTCGATGCAGGCTTGGGATTCAAATGCTCCTCAAGAAAATCATACTCGCCAGTTACTACCTGAGGCATGCAATTCCCGCAAACGATCTCGCCAAGTGAATACTTTAAGTAATGTGAATTATTAGGAAGCTCTTTTTTCATGTAAGTATTTCCACACATTTCGCATAAACACATCCCTTGAAGAATTCTTATTTGCTTCATCTGTAAATCGGAATACACAACATCGATACGGTCAAGAATCACTTGCTCAATGCTTTTAACCCACGTTCGCAAATACTCTAACTCTGATAACTTGGAACCATTTTTTTCATTGTAGTCTTGCAACTCTTCTGCTGTAATTAAAGCTCGCCCGTCAACACTAAAAATAGACCTGATCATAATTTCTTGCTTAATTGCCTGACTTTTAGCAGCATCTGCAAACTTACCCGTACTAGATAATATGTCAAGTGTTTCGCCAGCGTTGCAAAGTCTCATAGTAAAAACCTGCTCTTGCCACTTAAATCCTGGCCACCGTTTGAATGGCTTTATTTCTATAAGACCAGTCTCACTCAAAGAGCCTAAATCTTCAAATATTTGGAGTAGCGTGGAAGGTGATTCAATGTCCATAAGAATTATCCATTCTCCTGCTTATGCAATAACAATCTTTGTCGGCCAAAGAGTAGCAGTCTCAGTGACTGTTGCTGTACCTTCTCTAATTGATTTGCTTTGATTTTGAATCCAGCAATCAACGTATGTTATTACTCGTTTTTTGTTTGTTGAGGGGTCAGTAATTGTCTCTCGGACTTGAATAGGGTCAACAATTTTGGAAATATCAGAATCATACCCCAATGCTGTCATCATAGGTTTGTCGTAGAGCTCAAGCCTGTCGACAGATAAAGTTATTTCACCTCTTCCAGGTACAATTTCAACAATGTCTGACTCTTCATCCATCAATTGACGAACTCTATCTAACGCACGATTCTGAGAGGGGTTAAACCCTTGTAAGTTACCAACAGCAACTCCATTGGCATAAACAGAGTATGCGTAAGACACAACAGACTTTGTTTTCGGTATTCTTGTCATTTTATTTTTCTCCTGACTGAAACTTTAATTACTTATAATTATTTTCATCATCTAAATTGCTACCACTCTCGATAGCATCTCCAGATATTGTTAATATTTTTTTGTCATTTTTTAATATTTCTACATCCCCATCTTTTGAAAAAGAGATAACGTAATCGTTAACAGGTGAATTGAACGACTTACCCAATACTTGATGAGCCAATAAAGCTTCACGTAAAGTTACCGGACCGTCGCCCACCTCGTCAATGTCATTATTTTCAAAATTTGATGAGTCAAACGATAGCCCATCCTCATCATCAACTTGTGTAGAAATCTGACGTAATGTATCTCTCCAGGCCTTATCTGCCGTTATTCGTGACTTTGCCATGAATTATTACCCTTATTAAATGAAAACAGACACTGTAACGTCCATAAACTTCAACGGATAGAGGTATTTAACCGAACATGTTAGATTTACCTTTCGTGGCTCTGTTGAATCAATTGCAGCAACAATTGGTGTTTCTCCCGTTACTGGGTTGAAAGCAACTCCATAACCGTACAACTCCCCATTACTAACCAAACCTGTTAAAAGAGTCTGAGCGTATGATTGAACGTCGTAATTTGTCGAAGGAGTTATTACGATTCCTTTACCTGTAAATTTATTTTTCAAACCATCTCTTAAAGTTCTTTTTACTAACCTTTCCTGAGCTACAACTGAAACTTCTTGAGTGTCAGCGGAAGTCATGTCAGTGGTTATTGCATCACGAATTGTTACCGCACCACCTTCCGACATTAGCACTAAACAACCACCTGAACCTAACTGGTCCATTTCTGTGTCGTGCCATTTTTCGTCCGGCAATGTTAACCCTACGACTTGGAAACCATGAATAGGTGTAGATCGTTTAGACTGAGCAGCCTGTACGGCAGCAACACCAAGAGCGCCATAGTTACCATCAAGGACCATTTCGTTACCTGATGCATCTAATCTTGTTATTGTAGAGGGTACAACGTAGGCTACATTTTTATCTTTGTAAACTGATGCTCTGTACACATAAGAAGCTGCTGTTGAAGAATCCCCAATTGCATCAAATCCATCAGTAGCAGAACCTGTAGAAGGAGTTCCTAACATAAGCCCTCTCTCTCGGCCGTTTTGATTCATAAGTTTAACGTGAGTATAAGCATAAGTAAGAAGTGTTTCTTGCTGGGCTCTTGTTACTGAGCCGCTTGGGAATAGAATAACTAACTGTTCTATGTTAGATTTCTTTTGAAGTTTGTCAATTGCAGCCTGATAAGCAGCAACATTATAGCTACTACCAGTTGCTTGGACTAGTAATACTCCAGGGGAATTATTTTCCAAAGCAATTGAACCACCAATCGAAAGCATTCCATTGGCAGTATTTTCGGCGCCATACTTGGCAGTTATGTATTTTTTATCAACCATAACTGTCGGGTCATATTGACTTGCAGGAGCATCGTAGGAGTAAGTCACATAATAAACGCTACCTGTTGAAGGCACATCGACTGAAGGTGTTAAATTCCACGTCATTGAACCATCGCCTGACCCAAAAGACCCAC